GTATGCGTCGGTGCCACAAGACTCTCGGAAATTTCCTACCGAGTAGGTCTTCGTGTCATTAACCTTGAGTTTGCAGAGCGTTAATAGCTCTCGTACGAGCGGCATCCATTGTGCGGGGACAATAAGATCGTCCCCGTACACCCGGACCAGGCTCGCAATCTTGCGGATCCGTCTCGGCGTCGCTGTTAGCCCATAGAAATTCAGGCCAGCAGCTACGCATAGGACGAAGAAGCATAGACTTTGAACTGGAAAGGTAAGAGCCGAACCCATAGATGAGAATTTCCGCAATTTATGAAGACGCGGAGATTTCTTGTCTTCACGGTTCTCAATGAATCGTGTTCGCGACGCTATCATCGCTCCCAGAAGGGAGAGATTCCGACGGAAGATCCGTTGGACAACGTAGCAAGACAAACGGTCGGACGCTGAGGACAAGTCCACAGTCGCCCGACTGCCATCTACAGATGCAGCAAGCGCGTCGGTCCCTGAAAGATCCTGTCGACGAAAGTCGATGGAATCCCCAATGAACGACGTCCGGATACAGCCATCGAGAAAGTCTCGAATGGACTGCTGTGCCCATTGATGGCAGGTGGGTTCTGAGGCGATAAGCCTAGGCCCTTTCTGCGTCTTTGGTACAGCGATCAGTCTTGAGCATCCCTCTCGAAGAGGTAACACTTGAGAAAGATCGAACCCGTATCCAAGTATGGAGGGATTTGCCAAAGCAAACACCTCCCCCGGGAAGACTTGCTGGAGTCTGGCGCCCCACGCGGGAAAGCTGTATTTATAGCTTTTAGCGCTGGAAGCGTCAGAGACAGCTCCTGGTCCGTGCCTAAACCGGTGGTTTTGAGGGAGAAATTCTCCGAAACCACTGGCAATGATGTCAGCAACTCGCTGAGCATCATCCAGCAATCGAGTCTCACCAAGCTTGATGTTTCCAAACAAGCTTGTAGCCTCTCCGGGGCTAACCAGGTCATGAAGATGACCCAGATCGCTCCGAAAGAGACTAGACCCGTCGCCGTCCCAGTGATGAGACGGCGGCGGAAGTTGCGACTCAACATCATAGAACTCCTCTATTGCCTTATAAAGTGAGGCTGGAGTGCAATTCTTACGATACTTCTTCAACGCGAAGAATAACGTCCTCAGAAAGAGGACATCGTTAGAATCGATGTTTTGCTGCAAGACACCATCAATGGTGAAGACCCTCAACCAAAGCCCCTGGAATAGTCTAGGGATGTTGGTCCTAGTGTTTATCCGCCTCGCGGTGGGTAACGCAATAGGTTGGAGGACTCCGTCGTCGAGGGATCGGTCAAAGACCTTTCCAACGGCTGGGAGATCGAGGAGAAAAACATTCTCTCCTCTCTGCTTCACTAGGGACTTGAGTCGAGACAAATCTCTATCAAGCCCCTTGACAAGGTTAGGATGATAGGCTGCAACATCTTTCAATATCGCAGCATAGAGTCCTAGAAACCTGTCCGCTCGGCCTTTAGGCATTGCTATGGGACCTTTCCCTACAATGCCCCGAGGGCCTTCGGTGAATCGTACTAGCGGGGTTGAGACGCACTGTCCACAACCGGCTAGCCTCCAGAAGGATTGAGACGGAGCAAGTTAGCTCCGTCTCCAGTTAGCAGCCCAAGTTAGGACTGCCAGCTGAGAAGATCCGCCTGGACCGTGCTGTTGCTCACATAAGTTGTGAAACCAGCAAGGAGGTACCCCAACGGTGTTACGTCGTCGTTCAACTTGCCACGTACAATGATGTACGCGGTACGAACGGCTTCTTCCACAGTTGCGGTCGCGAAGATGGTATGAGTGATTTCGACATTGTGTCGTTCCATCACTACGCCATTCTTGGAGTTCTCTTTCGAATGCCGGATTTTCACCCGAAATTCGTCAGTAGTACTCCGGAGCATGTATTCGCTCCCGTAGTTATCCTGGTTAATACGATTCAGCACTTTCGCCACAGCATTAATTGTGACGGTGAGAGTGGCTCCGAAAGCCATAGGGCAGTTCCTTTGTTAATGGGATCCCGCATCCTACACAATCGGGGTATTGCTACCCAAATTGTAAATAATGGACGCGAGATTGTTCACTTGCTTCGCCGATAGGAATGGCGAGTGGACCTCAGGTGTGAGGATAGCACCCACGGCACGGATTTTTGTGACGCGGGATTTACTGGGCATCGTGAAGGTACCCCCGGATGGAGTGACGAGGTTAGTAGGGCCAACTTTGACCTTAGTAACAATTTTCGTCATCACACAGGGATTCTCGATATGGTATCCTAACGAGTTATGGGAAGCCTTTAGAAGGTCGCCCACGTTCGTAAAGTAATCTACCATCCAAGACCACGGTAGTATCTCCCACAGCGTTGCTGCAGAGAGACTCCAACCACTGATAGTAACCCGGATCTTCTGGGTCATATCATTGGTACGAATGCGACGGTTTTCAAAGCCGAAGTCAGGCACCCAACGTAAGGATGCCCACTTTTGGCACTGCGTGGACTTCGAAGTCCTTGCTGTCACCGTCCACTCGGTTTGGTGGATCAACGAAGAGGCTGAAGATTCAGCATTCGTGAACGCGCCCATTCGACGCGACCTAGTCATACCGCCTTTCTTGGCGATATTCTCGAGCTCGACGATTCGTTCTTCGACGATATCGGCGAACCTGAGGAGGTTGAAAAGGTCTCTGAAGAGTTGTTCCCACCCAAAGGTGGACGCGACGACACTATTGGAACGCTTACGCTTTCCATTGTCGTACTTGGAGTAGTCAACCCGACCACCCCACTCGCGATCAAGATCAGCCCGTTTGGCTGTCTTGAGTCCATTCTCCCAGAGCAGCTTGGGGATATTCCCCAATTCAAAAAGCGCAACCGGCGTATCAACCGTCACTCTAGACGGATTGGTGTCGGCTGCTAACTTCGTGATTGCTGCTGCGTCAGATATAACACCAGAGAGCGTTAAATGCGCGTCGCTGGGGCCTTGGGAATCAAGCGGATAGCCATTCCACACATAAGTTGGAAAACTATTCGTCTTACCCGAGACTACCCCCGGTACGGCAGTAATCGTCTCCGAGAAGAACGCATTGGCGTTAGGGAAGTTTCCCGTCACGTCCTCTGTCCTCTGGCTTCCTAGTGCCACTGACTTTGTGGTCACTGCTCCTCCAGAGATCGCTGTACGGCTCCCAACGTAGGAACCGAAAGAGCGAGTTCTAACTCTGACTGGCATAAGTATCACACCTGTTAGGGATTACACTATGTAACGGCTCAAGCCAGGGCTCCCATTAAGGGAG